GCCACCGGCGCTTGATCGCCGGCCCCGGGATCTTCGACATGCGTAACAACAGACGCGTCACCGAAGTCCATCTCACCGAGACCACCGTTGACCTCGAAGGTGGCCGCGCGTGGCAGCTCGTTGCGCCGGTCACGGCTGCCGCGATCTCGGTCCCAGCGTCAGCGGCCAGCGCGTCCGCGTCAATTGCCCCCGTGGCGACAGCGGCGGCTGTCACGGTCCCGGCGTCCATGCTTGCGACGTTCACGTCCTGTGTTGCAACGTCAAGATCGAATGCGTGGCGAGCCGAGGCATTGCCGTAGGTGTGGACCAGAAACACGACGTCGCTGTAGCTCGTATTGTCAGTCAACAAGACAAGGATCTCCTCTGCCTGCATTTCTGTGGCCGTGAGAGCAAGCGAGTAGATCCGGTTCCCGGTGGACGCAACAACAGCCGGAGTGTTCGTGCTATTGGCCGCGGTCCCGTCCTTGACGACAACGGAATCGCCAGCGCTGAACGTCGGGGCCGAGGTCACGAACAGGGACGTGTCCCGGGCAATCAGCGGGAAGCGGATCGTGAGAGCTACCCCATACTTGGCTAGGACGGCCACTTAGACCACCATTCCTGAAAACACACCCTTGGAGATCCCGCCATTGTGGCGCTGCGTGTTCATTTGGCTGTTGTAGGCCCAGCCCGGCATACGGAGAAAGGCGTCGGCGTCCCCGTTGCCTTTCTCGATCGTCACCGACTGGTTTCCGTGGCCTACGCCGTCGCGCTGGCAGGCCATGAATGCCATGAACTCGTAGCCCCTATGCGGATCTCCCGTTACATGATTCGGGCCGCTGAAGTCGTTGCCGTTGGACGTCGCGAGCTTGAGCCCGGTACCTGTGAAGGCGCTCTCGTTCTGCGCCTTGCCGTCTGACTCGCTGGTGTCTGACCTGTCGACACAACAGAAATGGCCGGCGATAGCTCCCAGCGTGAGGAATCCATAGCTCAGCCCGGATCCTGCACTTGTTACGTCTAGCTGGCAAGCGTAGTCAGACACCAGCGGCCAGTCATGCTGGCAAAGCGTAGCACCGTAAAACTTCCACTCCAGGTGCTCCTCTGAAGCCGAGTAGCTTTGCGAGGTGGTTGTTCCAGTCGGAATGTTGCTTGCGTTGTCTGTGAGCTGATAGACACAGCCATGGGCCGTGTTGACCGAGTGCGGATCGGTCGTGTTGCCAAACTCCAGGCTGGACAACTGGAAGTAGCGAGTCCCGTTGCTGGGGGCCATGCGCCCCTGGCACGCCTGTCCCTTGAGCCGCCCCGTCTCGTCGCACTCCGACGGGTCGAGGTGGTCCGTCCACTCTGCGTCACGCCAGCCCTTGGCCGACCTTGCCGCGACGTGGGCCTCGTGATCCTCGGCGCTCAGCCAGACGCCGTGCTTGACCAGCTCGGCAGCGGGCTCTACCCAGTCAGCCCAATCCCTGACTGTTGTCCCCTGCCGAGGCGTCGTGTCGTAGTGCGCCCTGTGAGCCGCCCCTGGCGATCCAGCCGGCCCGCAGAACACTTCACGCTTCTGGCGGGTGTTGATTGCACCGCCTAGCGAGGAGTCGCTACAGAGCGGCTCGCACGTCCACGACTCAGCAAACCACTCGGACTCCGGGTAGTCGTCCGGGTCGTCATTCCAGGCGCTGATCCTGACACCGCCCGAGGGCAGATCCTCAACCGCGTAGTGGTCGTAGCCGCTCAGGGTCAGGCCCTGGACGTTGACCGCCGTCACGTAGCCCGGCTTGTCGTCGACCGCCGCTTGTGGCGGGAGCTCCTTCTTGGCCGCTCCCGACCAAGCCATGCAGTCTCCGCAGGTCCAGTCCTCTGGATCTACTCCGACCTTGCTCCATTGCCACAGGGCCTTCATTGGCCTAGATCTTGAAGATTTTGTTTGCGCCGTCGTCCCACTGGATCGTCACGTCCTGGCCGCTCGGAGTGTGCGGTGCTCCCGTGATCTCGGTCGAGTCGATGTACGCGATCAAGCGAGACGTCGACTCAGTGCCAGTGTGCTGGTAGATCACGATCGCCTCCCACTGGTCTCCGGACACCGCCGTAAACGTGACGTCCGCTGCGTCCGCGACGCCGTTCGTGACCGTCTTTGAGGTCAGGGCCCCGCTCGTCGCGACGCGCGCCCCGGCCGCGATATCGTCCAGGTGTTGATCCGTGGTGAGGTTTACTGTGTAGTCCGTGTCGTCGATCAGAATGCAGCGGATATCGTTTGCGTCCCAGTCGATATCACCCGCGAGGAATCCCTCGCGTCCGTAGTCGTAGAGCGCGCTAGCCATGACTCATGCCCTCACTTGACCCTGTAGGGTCTGGCAGTAGGTTTCTCCTCCGACTGGACGCCTTACGTCCTTGACTGTCCACACCTCGCCGTCGGAGTCCGTTATGTAGTCGCCGCGGCGCGGCTTTGCGATCGTTGCCGTGGGGACCATGTACGTCCGCTGCTGGTACGGCTGCTGCGTCGCTGGACTGAGGTCTGCGAGGTGCGAGACCCGGACAAGGACGCCCGTCGTGACTGTCGGCATTCCTCCCGGCTCAACTGGGATCGCCGTATACGTCACGGTCTCGCCGTGGTAGGCGGCCATAGCCGGCAGCGCACCAGCCTCCCATGTCGCGTCGAATGCGCTCACTCGCCCACCTCCAGCTCGACGCGGAGGATTGCGCTCGAGCCAAGGTAGACCCGTCTCTGGGCAGGGCGAAGGGACGTGTCGGCTGCAACGTATGCGTCATGTCGATCAAGGACACGAGCCGCTAGCGGCGCTACGTTCGACCTGCAGCCAGAGACGCAGATCGCAATCGAAAACAAAACAAACAAGGCCAGCAGGCACGCACCACCGGCGCAGGTGCGGTCGCGCTGTGTGTCTCGCACTGGGTTCCGCGGATCCGGCTCGTCGTCGTAGCTCACAGGATCACAGCCACGGCTTGCGCCATGCGCAAGCCAAAGTCGAGCAGTTCCAGGAAGAGGATCTGCGCCTCGTCGCTGAGGTAGATACGAGAGGGGTTTGCCAGTGCCAGCACCTGGTCTTGGATCTCTTCGAACAGGTCGTGGCGTGCCTCCTGGTGAAGCGCTGCGTCTTCAACGATCCCGGCCATGACGTCACCGATCTCGCGCGCGTATGCCTCGAGGTCGGCCGCCGCTGCTCGATCTGCAATCTCCGCGATCTTCTCCCGGAGGAGCAGCGCGAGTTCCTGACTGATTGCGCTGGTCTGGTCCGGGGTCATGACTGCCGCCAGCGGCGAGGAGTGCGCTCTATGTCCGTGCGCCCGAACAGCTCGTCACGCGTAGGTGCAGCGTCTCGCTTGCGTCGTGGCGTCGTGGCGAGCAGGATCCCGACGCCGGCACCGATCAACATGCCGGCGACCATGCAGCCGCCCCACAGCTCCCAGCCGGTCACCGGTACCGCCACATTCCGCCGCCGCCCGCGCGAGCCAGGCGGGCCAGTGGGCTGTGCGTGGTGAGTGACGCAATAGACCCGTTGGGGATCCCGAGGACCGCAACAACGGCGTGAGAGAGACCGCGGCGGCGGCGCTCGGCCTGGCCTGTCTTGAGGTCCTCCAGCAGCCACTCCGTTTTATCGTGGAGGTGCCCGTCGCTTAGGACCACGATCGACAGATCCTTTGCCGGATCCTTGAGCGCCAGCCTGAGCGCCGGCCGCAGGTTCGTCCCGCCTCCCAGCGAGTGAGACATGCCGCGGAGCCACGCCTGCGCCTCCTTGACTGCGAGGAGGTCTGGCAGCTTGGCCCACTTCTTTTTAGCGCCTGACGGCTCCCAGCGAGCCGCCCTCGTCCCCCAGGCGATCACCCCGCCGTGCGCCCCGTCGGTGCGTCCGAGCATTTCCTCAGCGGCCCCGAGCGCGCGGCCGAACGCGGTTACCGTCGTGTCGGTCATGGAGCCGGACACGTCGACGAGCAACAACAGGTGAGAGCCGAGCGGCTGCCCGTCCTTACGCGGGACGACCTCTACCAGCCCCGGTCCGGCCACGGCCGCAAGCGAGACCATGAAGACGATCAGAGGGCCTGTGAGGATCTTCACGGCTTGCCCCCCATTGAGGAAATCGCAACTGCTACGTCACGAGCAAGCAGCATGGCGGACAGGGCCAGGACCACCAGCAGCCCGTAGGCAGCTAGCAGCTCGAGCCCGTCTAGAGTCGCGAGCAGGTAGCTCACTTCGACTCCAGCTTGTCGATCCTGCGCTCAATCGAGGTCAGCCTGACCTTAGCCGCCTCGTGCGCAGACTCGATCTTGCCCAGCCGCGCGCCGGTGCCCTCGAGCTTGTCCCCGATCCGGGCGAAGCCCTCCTTCACCGTCTCCTCGAGCTTGCGCAGGCCGCTAGCGGTCTCGCCTCCAGTCAGCGTCGACCCCAGCCCACCGCCACCGGCCCCGCCCACGAGCAGAGCAACGATCGGGATCAGCCACTGTGGGATCTGCTGTCGCTCTGCCTTGCTCTCACTCATGGCTAGCCCTTGTCGAGCTCTACCTGCACGTTGGCAGGAGGAGCCTTGCGCCACTGACCGACAGCGGTCCCGGGGGTCGACAGCCGCTCAGTTCTGGTTCCCAGCCTGGCGTACACGTCTCGGTCCAGCCGCTTGCTGAAGTGCGGCTCGAGCAGCAACTTTCCGCCGACGGCCTCGATCACAGCAGCCGGCCGCCAGCGCTCCTGGCCCAGCCGATCGGGGAGACGGATCCAAACACCGGTCCCGGTCGTGGTCGTGGTCGCTGGCGGCGAGGCACCGACGACAGATACTGCCGCCAAGGCGAAGCCAGCCACGAAGCAAGCGGCTCGATTCATTTAGTCACCAATCCTGATCGCTGTAATGGAGTGCATGACCTTGGCGACTGGCGGACAATCGTTGCTGTAGTAGTGATCCCAGTCAGGGTTGGCTGGTCCGCCCTGGAGCTCGAGGACCTGCCCCGCCGTTACGCCGGTTGCAATGCACATGTGTGACGTCACGGCATTTAGCGTCGGGCTGTTGTTCGTGCACTGGACGGACGATCCCTGGACCTCCGTCCCGTCGAGGACCAGCCTATAGTTTGCTCCATTCTGGACGGAGAATAGATCCGTTGCGGCTACCGTGTAGACGACCAGATAAGTACCTGCCTGGTCGAGCGTGACCTGCTCCGGAGAGGACGACGTTGAGTGCGTCGCCCCAGAGGATCTCGTCCCAGCGTCGAACACAACGTCGTCATACGACGCCGGTGCGCTCGGCCACTGGCGAGGGGTAGTGGCTCCCCACGCGTACGCCCATGCACCTACGCCGTTCCCGTTCCCGCCCGCGGGCGGCCCCTGGGGCGGCGGGAATCCGGTTCCGACTCCGGCAACAGAGACCACGCCGCCAGCGAGGACAGAGCAGAGCACAGCTACCATGCGGTCCGGCCTCACGAGCCCAGCCTCACGATCGTCACACTGTGCAGGACCTTCTGGTCTGGGTCCTGAAGGTTCGCGTCGCTGACATAGAAATGATTCCAGCCCGTGTCCGTGACGCAGCCCTGAATGCGCAGGATCTGCCCGGCGGTCACGCCCGTAACCACAAAAGTGTGCGACGTGCACTGATCGATTGCTGCGGAGCTGTCAGCGGACTGGACGGACGATCCCTGGATCTCCGTCCCGTCTAGAGTCGCGCGGTAGTTGGCGGCCATGGCTACGCCAGAGTCGTCTGTGCCAGCAACCGTGTAGCTGATCAGATAAGTGCCAGCGAGCGTGAACGTGAACTGCTCTGGCGTAGTCGACGTGTCGTGTGTGATAGCGAGCTCACGATCACCGGCGTCGAAGTCGAGCGCCTGCCATGTGTTGGTTGCGCCCCATGTCGGATCAGTGGCGCCGTATGCCTGAGCCCATGCGGTGAGGTTGACCGTCGACCCCGCGCCAACACCGCCGCCTGTCGTCGCTCCCTGCGGCGGACTGAAACCGGATCCGGCAATCGCAGCAGCGGCGCCAACGAGCAGCGCGAGACACGCCGAGGCGGCGGCCTGTCGCCTCACAGGTCCCCGTCCTTCACCTCGTCGATCACGAGGTAATCGACGTGCGTAGTTGACGTCGTTTGCACGTTGTACGTGAACGCTGGCGGGGATCCGCTACCACCACCACCACTGACACCGACGGAGAATCCATACATATTCCCCGCCGTGAGCGCGGTTGCGTCGTTCAGCGAGACCAGCGCTGTAGACCCGCTGCCCGTCTCCGTCACCAGCAGGCCGACCACGCTGTTTGTGCCGCTGAGTGCAATCGTGAGCCTGAGCGCGGACGTCCCAGGCGTGACCACGACGGCATTAGTCAGGATCGAAGCCCCACCAGTTGCGGCCTGATCCCAGATCACGCCCCGCTTGATCGCGGGGCGGTCCTCAGCAATGACGATCCCGGCGACCCCGACCAGGGCCAGGACACCGACGCACGCAACGATTGCCCGCCATGGTCGCTTGGGTCGCACGGTAGCCCCCTACCTAGTTACTGACGGTGGTGAACGTGGCTGCCGTCGGAGCCCGATACATGACCAGGAACGGGAGATTGACGTCGGTCTGCTCTCCGGAGACGAGGACGTAGACCCGCAGGTCCTCGTCCGCCCCGACGAGCCCGACGTTCAGCGTGACGCTACGGCTTGCGGCGTTGGTCCCGCTGATGGCTGCAGTCTGTACCTCGTTGTCGATCCGCCAGTCGGAGCCGGCGAACTTGCGCCCGATCGCAAACCGGATCGTCTCGCTGGTGTACCCGCCGCCGTTGAACCCGTTGCCGCCGTCGCCCTGGTCGAGATCAAACGCAATCCGCACGTCATTGAGCGCGGTGTTCGCCTCTGGCTCGATAGTGAGCAGGACCTGGTAGCTCGTGTAGTCCGCGGCCGTCACGTCGATCCAGCTCGAGCCAGACTCGACATGAGCAACCGAGCGATCAAACAGCCTCTTGGTTGCGTCCGAGGCGTCGACCGCGCTCCCGCCGCCTGCGAGGTAGCAGGCGACGGAGGCGACGATCGCGAGGAGGAAAGCGTAGGTGTAGTTGGTGCGCGTCATGGTATTGGCTCCGTCGGTGCCTTACGAAGGCGCGGTGGTGGCTGCGAGCGACTGCACGACGTGCACGTAGTCGCGCACTCCGACTTCGCAGTCCCAGGCAATCCGGGCCTGGAAGCCAATGCGCGCGTCGAGGAACGACTGGGCGGCAGCGTCACTGGTACCGGGCAAGACGATCGTCTCGGGGCGGAGCTTCCACTTGCGAATCGTCTGCTTCATGAAGTCGCCCAGATACCAGGTATCAGTGCTGAAGCCGTCCAGGAAGCGGGACGACAGGATCCTCGGACGCATGGGGCCGCTGTCCCCCCAGAAATTCGCCTCGTTGAACACGCCCGGCTCGAGGGTGCTGTTGATCAGCTTCCAGGCGCTGAGCCAGAGTGCGTCGGGAACGAGCAGGACCATGCTTGCGTAGTCCACCGGGATCGGCTCACCGCGAGGGTTGGTCATGGTCGCCAGCCGAGCCCGAGCAGTCTCGAGGTTGCTGGTCGTGGTCAGCGGGTTGTTCTCGATCCGGTTCCCGTTCGGAGTACGGGTACCCGGCGTATTTGCGGTCGTAGAGAACAAACTCGCAGCCGTCTTGTTGAGCCTGAGCACGTACGGCTCGGCCGCCGTAGCGCCGGACCCGTCGACGTCGCAGACTCGCCGCAAGGTCAGCTTCTCGATCAGCTCGGCAGCGATAGCGCCGAGCTCGTTGACTCGCTCGACGATCCCGGCGAGGTCGTTCTCCTCGATCATTTCCTGCGTGATCACCATGCGGCGACCGTCCCGGACGTGACCGACGTCGAACCGCTCCTCACCAGCCTTGACGAGCGGGAAGGGCTTGCCCTCTGGGATCCCGTTCGGCCCGACGGTCGGGGCCTCGCTGAGCACACCAACGATCGTGGTCGTCTTCTTGTTGTCGTCGAGCTCGGTCACGAGCTGCTCGCCGATCGTCGGGAGCGCCTCGTACGCCTCGTTCACGCCGGCAACCGTCAGGTTGCCCGTGAGCAGCGGGAATGCGCTCGAGTCGATCGCGCGCTTGTTCCCGGCGTCCCAGGCGGTGACCCGGACGTCGCCGAGCGCCTCCTGGATCGCCTTGACATTGCGCACGTTCTGCCAGCGCAGCTTGGGACCGTCGCCGAACACAAGGTCATGCACCTTGCGCGCGAAGCCGTTCGGCTCGGCCTCAGCGCTCCGCTTGAGCGACGCGACGTCGAGCGGGTCCGAGGACTGGAACTGGATCCCGCCATTCCGCACGGTCAGGCCACCGAGCCCGCCCTGCTTGTTCTTCTTGCGGTTGCTCACTGTGACTCCTAGGTGCCCTGGAAGGCGCTGTAGTAAGAGTTGCTGACCTCGATACAGATCAGCACCTTGCTTTGGCTCTTAATGGTGGTGCCGCGATCAAAGCTCGCGTCGTCGGCTGAGTGGCCCTGCTTGCGCGGGTAGTGCTCCTGCCCGAAAGCGTGGCCGATAATGTTCGTTCCGGCCGTCACGGTGACGGTCTCGGAGTCGCTGAAGTAAACCGCCGTCCCGACAGCGGTCTGTCCCGCGGCTGCCAGGTCGAACTCCCAGACGTCGCCGGGGCGCGGGACCTCGATCAGGTAGTAGCCGGCGAGGTCGCCGCTCTTGATCTCCTCGTGAGCGATCGCGATCTTTCCGCCGGAGCCGGCGGCAGCGGACATGTCAAAGTCGGCGTCAAGCGGAACCCACTCGGTGTTGGTGTTGCCGGTGAGCTCGAGCAGCTCGCCCCGTTTGATCTCCTGGCTAGCGCCAGCGGCGAACAGACCGAGCCTGAGCAGAGGGCCCTTAGACCCGTCCGGATCGAGGTTGACGTTTCCGCGGTAGCGGACCTGGTTGGTAGGCATGTCAGTCCTAGTACCCGCAGAGCGAGCGGTAGAGGGTGTCGGCGTCGAACTCGGTGCCCTGCGCCGTAGTAGTGGTCTTGATCTCCTCGGTCGGGTCCGGCGTCCCGACATGGACGCTGGCGGCCTTCCGCGCGTCGATCAGCGCGCGGCGCGCGCTCTCGAAGGTCATGCCGGGATCCTCGAGCAACAGCCCGTCAAGGTGAGGCACGAGGTCGGCTGGGCAGATAGCGCGAATCTCTGCGTGGCGTGCGTCGCGCTCCGCCCTGCGCGCCTTGCTCAGCTCTGCGTCCCGGAGCGCCTGCTCGATCTCGGGGCAGACGGCCCTGGTCTGCTCAGTATCAGTGGCGGCCTCTGGGGCTGCCACGGTGGTATCGTCCGCCATGGTCTCTGTCCTCTCGGCCGCCAGGGCCGCGTATAGGTCTCGTTTAAGTGCGTCTCGGTCAGCGGGGACCGGGACGACGCTGATTTCGTGGAGCTCCCACCGATCAACGATCGTGGCGGGCCCGGCAATGGCGTCTCCGCCTCTGGTGTCCGTCTCGCCCTCGCCAATGAACCTGACGGACTCGCTGTCGACCGTGTAGCCGATCGACACGGCCCGGAGAAACCCGCGCTGGACCTTCTGCCAGATCCTCTCGGCCGCCTCGTCCTCGTCGAACTCGACGTCTGCGACGAGCTGCGCGCCCTCGCGCTTGACCGTCGCCCGTCCGATAACGTCCAGCGCGGATCGCATGTTGTGCGAGTCCAGCACGACTGGGTTTGACCGGTAGCGGTCGAGCTGTGCGCCGCGCATACGGAGCACCTCCGGGCCGCGGAATGTCTGGACGGCGGACTCGGTGGAGGCAACGAATGTCGCGCTCCTCCGCCCTACGTCATGTTCTCGGATCTCTACAGGAAGAGACCTATGTAGGATCGTCATGCGCTCAACTCCCACGATCGACTCTCGTCCTGTGCTGCTGGTGCGCCGCCGGGCTGGATACCGAGCGAGAGCAGGAACTCTGGCGCTGTAACGTCCCCACCGGCGACAGGCGGCAGGCCGATCCGCTCGCGCGCGTCGTTGACGCTGGCGATACCCTGCTGCAGGTGATACGCAAAGATTTCGTGGTCGCTCTGGAGGCCAGCCTCTGCGCGCGCCTCGTTGCGGATAGACTCCTCGAGCGCCTGCTGCCGTAGGAGATCCTCCCAGTCTTTCCCGAGCGCTGCCGCCTCGTCGCGCAGACAGGTGAGACCGAGCTCGATCTTGAGCTGGACCGCCTTGGCTTCTTTCTCCGGATCCACCCACGCTTGCGCGTCGCTGATAAACGCGACCGAGGAGATATCCTCGTCCGTCACGTCTCGCAAGCGCTCGTCACCAACGAGCCGCTGCCACTCGAGCACCCAGCGCCACTCAGGCTCGAGGACGTCGCGAATAAACTTGTCGCGCAGAACTCCGTAGGTAATCCGATCCTCGAGGATCTGGGTCCGCGCAGAGCTGTAGTTACTGGTCGACCAGTCCTGCATGACCGTCTGCCAGGAGACGCCAAGCGCCGCGCCGATCCGGCGAGCGAGGAGGATCGCGAATCTCTCCACGTCGGCAGTAGGGAAGCTCGGATTAACTGTCGAAACTTTTTCACCTGGGTAAAGCTTGAACACCATTCCCGGAACAATGTCCTGGTCTAGCTGGTAGCCATAGGTCTGCGCCGTGACGTCCAGGAGGCTGCTTGTCGACTCGCTCGACTCCAGGAACACGGCCAGGCACGCAGCGATCTGGGTCCGCTTGAGCGTCGCGAGCATGAGCAGGTCGAGATCGTGCAGGTCCTGCAGGACGGCGTGAAACAGTGGGACGCCGCGCGTCTGGCCTGGCCTATCCGCTAGCTTACAGTGCAAAACTTGGTCTGCCGGGACCCTGTCGCTGTCCTCGCTCTTGATCGTCGCGCTGAACGAGTAGGTGGCAAATGCTGGCCCCACTTCGGTCAGTACGTCGAACGGGTGTCCGCGTCGCACGAAGTACGCTCGCACTCGGCCCCAGCGATCGCGCTCGATCCCGCCGCGGATCTTCCCGGCCTCGTCCTGCGGCGACGCACCAGCAGGCGTCAGGATCCGATCGGCCTCGACCGTCTCAGTGATCACCTGGTCGTCGTCGGTCTCCGTCCGCTTGACGAACACCTCGCCGTCCTCGATCAGCTTGCGGAAGCGCATACGCTGGAGGTCGCCATACCCGAGTCCGTCAGCTGGCGACAGATCGCGAGCTGCGTCCCGAAACGCGGCCTCCATGCGCGCGTTCTTTTCTCGATCGCTCGTGCGGGCCTGGGGCATGAGCCCGCAGCCAATGACCTTGCGCCCGAATTCCGCGGTCAGCCCGGAGCCTAACGGGTCGTCGCGATTGAGTTCGCGCGATCGGTTTCGCAACGTCGGCAGGTCGTAAATGATCTCGGCGTCAGCCGA